CTGCCATAAAACGCAAGTCGTCCAGCTCATCTTCTCTACTATCTGAATAGGCTGCGCTCGCCACCGTAAAGCGGTGACGCATCGTTGCCAGACGGTCGCCGTCTGGGTTGTCAGATACTTCGCCTGCGCCTACTACATCACTTGCAGCCACTGGATTTCATACCCTTCTTAGAGGCCGCACGCTTTACTGAATACGCGATTGCAACCGCCTGTTTCTGTGGTTTGCCAGCCTTCATTTCAGCCTTGATGTTCTTACGCATGGCGTTCTTGGATGATGACTTAACTAACGGCATTATTTCTTCCTCGTCTTAGCGGATTGCTTGAACGCCTTGGCTGTTGGTGCGCCCTTAGACCCAACTTTACGCATCTTCTCGCCCGATCCGGCTGCGATGCGTGCTTTTTTGGCGTGTATGTTGGCGTATAGCCCAGGCTTACTTGCCACAGTTCCACCTCTTCATTGATGCTTTAGCGCGGTCTGCGTTCTTAGACTTAGCAACTACACCACCCATACGGGCGCAGAAACTAGCTTTGCGGCCCTTGTCAGCCTCGGTCTTAGGGTTAGGTGCAGGTGCTTTCAGCTTGCTGCCAGTGGCCTTGTTGTATTTGGCGCGGCCTTTAGCCGTCAGACCAGCGCCCGCTTTCGTGGACAGTTTCTCGCCACGGCCTACCGATAACGATACCATTATGAAGCCATCCAACCAGACGATGCGGAGCCTTGACCATAGCTGACGCGGCGCTGGTTGTCTACTCGTTGCTCGCGTCTGGCGACAGGAAATGCGAAGGTTACTGCTATAGCGTCCGCCGCGTCAGGTGACGCCAGCCCTCTCGACTTCATGTCCTTCTTGGATTCTAAGAAGATGGTGCCTTTACTGTCCGGCTTCATCATAGGCCCGATCAGGTCTGACTTCAGATACCTGTCCTTCGGTATGCTCGCGTCCTTCAGCCACTCTTTCATCGCGCCCCACATCTCTGCGCGTTTGTTGCCATACATCATGGGCTTCGTTGACTTATTGCCGAAGTTTACCCCACGCACCTTGTAGCGCTGTTCCTTCAGCCGATCCACGACACCTGCGCCGAGTCCGCCTTCGTCTATGACCACTAAGGCTGGCTTATACTCTTCGATCACGTCGATCACGCGGCCTACGACTTCCATCGTGTCGTCGCCACGGTGCCTGCGTATGCTCAGTATGTCGCGCCCCTGCCGTATCGCTATTACGGTAGCGTCGGCACCAAAGCGTGCTGGATCCACTCCGACCACGATGGGCGCGGACTGGTCGGATATAGCGGGACGTTCCATTGCCTCGTCAACCAGCGCGTTTCCGATGAACTGGTCGTCGCTCGCGTTGGGGAACTGACCGTAGACTTCAACGTGCGCGGCGCTGGAGTCGGGGCCATACTCGTCAATGATCTGTTGGTAGACGGCCTTATCCGTGCCTTCGACGGAGCGGGCATCGACAATTTTATTTCGCCAAAAGTCTCGCTTGGAGTTAAAACACTCATAAAAGTAACCAGAGTTACGACGGGGGTTGCTGAAGCACAACCAAAAGCGATTAGGGGTATTTTCCGTAAAAAAGCCCGCTGCAACTGACCAGATAGAATCATCAATTCCGCTTGCCTCATCGAATACCAGCATGACACCCGCGAAGTTATGCACGCCAGCATATGCGTCAGGATTCTCTGCACTCCACAACCGCCCTTCTACGCCCCAATAGCGCGTTCCCATCTTCAGATCTCGTTCGACCAGCTCCGCTATCCACTTTGCCGGTAGCACCCGCGTGGCGGATACTTCGAACCAGTGGCTGTGTATCGACATACTCAGCCACTTGGTGATCTCAGCCCAAGTGACGCTACGGAGCTGCGCTTCGCTATTGGCGCTGACGATGGTCGTCGAACCGATCCGCGTGGTCAGCATCCAGATTGTCAGCCATGACACTAAGGCGGACTTACCAATACCGCGCCCAGATGACACGGCCATCCGCAGCGTCTCAAAGTCTATCTTGCCGTTGTTCGCTTTGATGTGCTCGCGTAATTCTGTCAGAATTTCCCGTTGCCATTTACGCGGGCCTTCAAAGTGTTCAAGGGGCGTATTCGGTTTCTTCCACGGGAAGGCTAATCTGACGAAGGCCAGCGGATCGTTTTTCAGCGCTGGATTCCACAGCGTCGCCATCAAGCGCTGTTCTTCCTCCGGCGAATATACCGTCGTTTGCATCTATGATCTGCCCTTCAATCACGCGCTGTTGCGCTTCTTGTAGCGCCGCCGTGATGCTGATCGTCTGGTTAACCTCTACGCTGACAGCCTGCTTGGCTACCCAGCCATGTGCGTGCTTCAGAACTTCTAGCGCCGCCTTGGTGTCGCCCGCCAAGGCGGCTGTGCGCAGCACGTCAGCCATCTCAGCCTCGCCATCGGCGCGGCCTTTGATTTCATAATACTCAGCCACTGAATCAAACTGGATCAGACGACGATACTCGATTGGCATCATGTCGCAAGCTAACGCCAGCGCGTCGCCCTTCAGACCTTTGCGTGCGGCTTCGTAGATCTGTTGCAACCGCTGCTCAGTTGCTTCGATCTTGCGTGGTTCATACGGCAAGGATTGGAATGTCATAACTTTCTTTACCACGATTTTTTAAAAAATAAAAAAGTTTGTGTAATCCCTGCGTAGATATTCCCAGACCACGCAAGGCCCAGTCCCCCCCCGTCTACAATCAGCCCCAGGCATTTAGTTTACATTCATAGTCATATAGTCATGACTATAGAAGTCGATGCAGGATTTTTATGTTTACATAAACGCGAGAGAAAAGCTAGGAACAAAGAGCTGGCGGGATAGCAGTTTGACGGCCATTTGCGCAGCCCACTTTCAACGCGCCATAGTCATCATAGTCATATAGTCATGACTATAAAATTCATTCCATATTATTTTTATATGTATACGTATGTAAACTAATGATAACGTTATACTTATCTTATAATAAATGACTATAATGACTATGTATTTGATTACAGTCCATTTGAGCCCCTGTAAAATGACTATGACATGACTACGCTATGACTATTTTAACCAAAAATGACTATGTGTGTAATAAATCTATTGACAAGACATCAGACATGTGGAAAAGTCAAATCATCAACACGGAGCAAGTCACATGCGCACAATTCAGATCATAGAGACGATAGTTTTCACGATTGCCGCCACGTTATTTGTCCCGATGATGGCGCTCGCAGTCCTATATTTTTGCTATGCGTAACAAATCAACAGGGGAATAAGATCATGCTACATATTACAATCATCGAGCGCAAAGACGGGTTTAAACCCATCGTCGAAGATCGCGCGGCAAAGACCGCGTATGTTTGTCCTATTTATATGGACAGCTACAGAGACGCGTTGAAAGTAGCCAAAGACGCCGCAACGCAAATGGGCGGCATTGCTGGCGCAACGATAGAGCGTAAAACATATGCCAAATTTGCGGGCTTAGTGTAACAAATCCACATAGGAGACAACACAATGAGCGATTATAACGGCTGGACGAACTACGCCACATGGCGCGTCAACTTAGAGATCTTCGACGGCATGGATCCGCGCGACTATTGGCAGGGCGCGCATCAAGATGCGTATGACTTAGGCAAAAGCCTGAAAGAACTAGCAGAGGAGTTGCTGGCAACTGACGTCAATGAGGGGAGCTTGGCGTTTTCATACGCCATGGCGTTTCTGTCTGACGTTAACTGGACAGAAATTGCGCGACACATGATCGAGGAACACAAAGAGGAGGCCGTCTAATGTTAGAGCTTGAACTAGAGATTGAGTCGCTTGTGGCGCTCATAGAACTGATAAACAAACAACCCGCGCCGCTCCCGTGGCATTTCATCTCAGCATTGGATGCGATGCAAGACGCGCTCGACAATGAGTATGAGCGCCGGGCTGATGCTTTCTTTAGCAATGGGGAGAACTACCGATGAATGGCTTTACATATAAATTTGAAGGGCTGCCAATTTTGCGCGGCTATGATGTTTTAGCGTCAGGCGAAGCTGACGTAGAATACAGCTCCGCCAGAGCGCTATCAGACGCCGGGCGGTCTTATCTGTATGTAGGCCAGATCAACGTCACATCGATTACCGTAAATCACATCAGCAAAGACGGCGCGCCTTTGAACTTAAGCCAAGATCATTGGCTTTATAAACTGATATTGGACGCGCTCGATAATGACGCCGATTTACTGGAAGCCTGTGAAATAGACGCCGAGAAGGAGTTCTAATCATGTCTAAGATGAAAGACTATTATGAGTTTCTGCAAATGCTCTACCGGCTCGACACTGACGCCTTGCGCGTCATGCTAGAATATGAGTGCGACGATTTTAGACGCCAGTTGATCGAAGGCGAGATAGGCGCGCGCGCATGAAAAGCTATAAGAAACGATATAGGCGGGAGAAAAAACGCACCCTTAATTTAATAAGAAAATGTTATGCGCTAGAGACACAAATAGAGGCTTTGATCGCAACATATATGAAACATGAGGATCTGCGATTGGCGTTAAAAAACGACGATTGGATCGACATTGAAAGAAGGGTTCAGGCTAAGTCATGAGATACGAATTTGAATTTGACACTATCGGCGAACATTGGATCATGTTTCGCGGCGTCGTAACATACGACATCGAAATGACAAAAGACGAATGGCCTAGGCCATTCATCACAAATATTAATATCGAGGAATGTAAAATTCTATATCCTCAAATCTTACCCGATGAAGACGACAACCCAGGATGGCGCGACGCCAACCCAAAAGAGCTGGAGTATATAGCAGCGCATAAGGATTTTATACGCGAATTAGATCGCCATTGGTCGGAGGATGCTCCATGAAAACAGGCGCACAAAGACAGCTAAAAGATCCCAGCGCGTTAACGCCCTATGAACAACAAATTTGGGATATGCGCCAGCAAGGGCAAACAAACCAGCAGATAGGCGAGGCAATGAACCAGCTACCGGGCAGCATTGCGTCGCGTATCAAAGTAATTAAAGAGAAAGTGTGGCTACAAAATGCGCTCCGCATGGTGGGATAAACAAGAGGACTGTGACGTGTTCGTGCGCGAGATAATAGCAGAAGTGGCCGATGAGTTCCTCATATTCCCGTCAGACATTATCGCCCACAAGAACAAGCCCAAGTTCGTTCAGGCGCGTCAGAAGGCCATGTATCGCGCGCGGCATGAGACACACTCAAGCTATCTGAAGCTGGCGCGCATATTCAAGCGCGACCATTCGACGGTCATTTATGGTGTTAGATGTTGGGAGGCACGGTTAAATGGAAAAGTCTATCGGCGCGATACTGCTCGCGGTTCTAATCGAAATACTTCTGGGGGTTAAATGATGTTTACATATCAGCTCATAGACCCGGCCCTGCTATACGATGGGCTTGGGATCTGTTATTGATCGGGGACGTGTTGACCTCCCCTAGACTTGGCCCTGCGCTTAACGGCGCGGGGTTATTTTTGCGAACTCATTAGCTGGCACGATGTCCGCGCCAAACGATTGCCTTGGCTCTTGCATCTGATAAAGCCCATAGTTTAGCAGATAGGGCAGAATGTGCGGCATAAGCCAGTCTCGCATGGCGTTTGTAGACGCGGCCACGGGATGCGGCTGGTAGGGGGCCGTCTGGCTGTATAATGCGGCGTCATGTGGTAAAGTAGCCTGAAACGCCTTAACCCTATCCCAGAACGCTTGGTTCGGATCTGGCTGGCTATTTAAAAAATTAGAGATATCATCCATGACCGATACCGAGTATGAGCGCCGCCTGAAAGCGCTACAGCAAGAAGTCTCAGCGTCCTATCTTAAAGGATATGACGAGGCTCGGCAACGGTGTCAGTGGACAATCACTTCCGCCATCGACGAAAGCAACCGCCTGCGGCTCGCGCTTGATGAGGCTTTGGCGCATGTGGACGCATCAACAAAAATAAAAATTCTTGGCATATTGCGAAGATCAGCGACATAGCCCTTCCAGACAGGTGTCGATCACGGTCTTAGCCGCTTGACACGCCGTTAGACTTATTAAGAGCGGTAAAAGTAGAGCCATTCTTTTCATAGTCTGCCACCATATCACGAAGCACGGCCCGCGTCTTGTCCCTAAATCCAGGCGCGCAAAAGATGTGTTTCTTGTTCATATGCGTCGAACTCATGCAGCGGCCCATGTCCAGCCAACCAGCCTCGCGCAAGGCGTGTAGAAGCGCCGCCGGGGGCACCTTGGTGCCATTGTTCAAGGCGTCCGCTATCTCCCTGCATAGCTCATGGAACGGGCCGCCAATCACGCCGTTCTTGAACGGGCCAGCCCGATCACGGATCAGCTCGACCAGATGGCTCTCGGCGTAGCTCATGCCTGTCTCGACAAGCGATGCCTTGAAGTCTGTCCACGGCGCGATCATACCAGGGTTGAACTTCGACACGTCGCGGGCGTAAAGCCACTTGGCGACAGAGTTGAAGCCCTCGGCCCAAAGCCAGTTCCAGAACTCTTTGGGGTTGTCCATCGGTTCGCCGTAAGACTTAATACAGAACCAGCGGCGATCCTCGCTCTCGATCACAATCGGTATGTCTTCATTCGAGAAGGCCATGACGAACATACGGTTGACAAGTTCGTAAGGATGCAAGCCTTTGCGATTGACAGTCAGCGTCATTGGTGGAGCGGCGATCAGCGGCTTGAGCTTGTTCGCCAGCGCGCGGCGCTCTGAGGCGTTGCCTTCCTTCAACTCGTTAAGCACAAGTATTTCTGTTTCTAACTTGTAACCCCAACCCGTGTTCAGTTCTTCGTTGCCGATGTAGCGCATATTGCCGTTGCCAATGCTCGGCCCACCGACGGCCCAGAAGAACGGCGACCACATCGTGTCCTTACCAAGACCGCCACGGCCCACATGCAGCACGGCGTGATTGATCTTAACCGTAGGGTTTTTGAGCTTGAACGCCATGACATCGTAGCAATGATTGCGCTCATGATTGTCAGGCAGTAAGAACTCACAATGATCACGCCAGCGTTTGATGTTTGCCGTGTGCTCATGGACTTTAGGCCGCGCGTCGATCCACTTGTTACCATAAACAAATCCGTCGCGCGTAACTGTCTCTTTATCGCCAGCCGCGTAAGTAATACCTTCAAGCACGCGCGCTTCATGCGACTGACGGTTTTCATCATATGCTATTGATGCTGGTATGATGCGGCCTTTGCCTTTATCATTAACGTGGATGACTGAGGTGCAAGCGACATGACGAAATAACGCATCAAAGTTACGCCGCGTGATTTCGCGTCGTGTTATCAAATTAAAATAAGCATCATCTGCAACAACATATAAAAACTTATCATACCATTCGCCCTTATCAGTGCGGCCCATCTCTTTAAAATCAACTTCAGCTTTTAATTTCTCAGCGTCGTCGTTAAACATTGTGTTGGGCGGTAGCTTCGCGTTCATCTCTTGCATCTCGGCCATTATCACATCATCGCGCAAGCCATGCTTCTCGTCAGGGCCGCCATTGTCACAAACCCATCGTAAAAATTCAGCGCTTTTAATTTTGTCGGTGCAGTGTCCGTGATAGCAACAAAACGAACGATCTAATGGTTTGTAGCGCGCGCCAATGTTACCGTCAGTGTGCTCATGATTGTTCGGGCATACAACATCAAGCCAGCCTTCAGCATTGACGTTAGAAAGCACAAGACTTTGCTCGTTGAGCCATGTTAAAACGTTATCTTTGCCTGTGTCTTTTATGCTGTAAGATATATATTTGGCCGTCGATGCTTCGTCTGGCACAACGTCAAGCGCAGCGCAGATCTCGGCTAACGTGTATTCTTTTCTGCTAAATTCGACGAGACGGGCTTCAAAGCTATCCCGTCCCGGTTTTTGATTAGTTGAGCCTGGCAACCGGCAGTTGCGAACGGCGTTAGTAGCGCCAGGATCAGAATAACCTGCGCGCGCAATAGCTGTAATAGCTGCACAATGTTCTCCTGTCGTTGGTTGTTCGCTGTAAACGTAACCCCACTGAAAGTTACCGGGACTTGTCTCGATGATCCATGTCGGTTCTAACGGTGGTGTTTTAGATTTTGTTCCGATGTCGTCCAACATCATAAACAAAACATGCTCACAGTTAGCCGTGCTTGCGCTCGGCTTACCATTTCTAAAACGATCAACGATAAACGAGCCTGTGTTAATGAACCACGCTTCGCCTGACTTGCGCTTATGCGTTGGCATATACGCAGGCCATGTGTATTTAATCGTGCCGTCAAGATGTAACTTGCCTGTGTCGATCTGCTTAACGACCAGCGCAGTCTCGCCTTCCGGCGCAAGCGAACAAATGTATTTAAAAAAATCATTTTCCATAGCGGGCCATCACAGTTGCTTCGACTTCCAGAGGTAAACCAGCCGCCCATGCAGGCGGCGTTCTCATTACGTGTTCTAATTTTATTTTATCTTCTTGCGGGTTTTTTGATTCCAAAACAATTTCGTCATGCACATGCAAAACAACATTATCAAACTGGCGTAGAGCCTCACGTAAAAGATCGTGTGCTGTAGCCTGAGTAACATTCTCACAAGCCAGCCCACGCCAAAGTCTAGCGCGAGGCCATTCTTTAGCGTCCGCCGCAGGCTTCCAAGATGCCTTTGCATAAGTGATCGCGTCGTCTTCGAATCGTGCAAAAGGATAACAAAGCACACGACCAGACGGAAGAGAATACCAAAGATGTTGCCCGTCGAATAGATACTGAATCTTGCCAGCGGTAAAAACTTTGTTCTTGTTACGCAATGCGCGTGTATACGCTACCTCTAGTGCTTCCCAAAAGTAAACGGCCCAAGGGTTAGCGCGACGCCATGCGTCAACCATTTTGCGCGCCTCGAACTCAGGTAAATTTATGCCATAAATGCGGCCCATCGCACCAAACGCGCCAAGTCCGCCACCAAATCCACACGCTAACTCTTGAACCTTACCGACCTGTCTTTGATCTTTTGTTACGTCGTCGTATGTTGTCTTAAATGTTGCAGCGGCATTTGTTTTGTAAACATCTAACCCAGACTCAAAAATCTTTAACTTATCTTTGCCTCTAGTGGACAACCACGGATTTACACGACCTTCGATGGCTGACCAATCAGCGACAACAAACTGATGTTCGCGCGCCGGAATAATCGCTGGCCGTAACATACCTTTTAATACGTCAGTGATTCGCTTGCCGTATTTCGGGACGATCTTGTGACCGCGCACCATAGCGTGCCGCACGGCCTCTGGATCATCCGCACACATGCGCGTGAAGTTATGCACCTGCGCGCCGTAGGATGACGCGCGGCCTGTGGCGCTGCCGCCAGCGAACACAAACGCACCACGGACACGATGGTCTTCATCGGCCAAATCAAAGAGGCGCTTGAACTTTGCTACAGAAGAAGCCCATAGATCGTCAGCGCATTGTATAACTTCGGCAACGTCTGGTGGAACTTGTTCAGGATCGTCCATCGCCAGAAGATTCGCACGCGTAGTCTTGTCGATGCTAAACTTGTCGTCACGCTCCATGAGCTTGAGGGCTTCGGGGCCGAGCCTGTCCTGAACCCACTGTCGCATCTTAGGACTGCGAACTGATGTGATCTCGCCGTTCGTGACCTCACGGACAATACGCTCAATCTCTTGTAGTTCATCAGCCGCGTATCTGACTGCCGCTTGGCATAGAGGGACATCAATACGAACGCCGCGATCATTGATGCGTTCATTAGCGTGATAGTCTGCCAGTTCATCATCGGTCAGATCTCGCATAGCCTGACTGGCGGCGCGCATTGTCCGCACGTCTTGTTCGCAATATTCAATTAATTCTGGTATTAACTCATCTTTGAACGGCGGCATACAGCACTGGCGCACAAGATAATTACCGCGATGATCTTTCCGCATGTTCGTGCCCGCAAAACGCGCGACATCTTCTAAGCTGCCCGGCGCGCAGTTGGCGCGAGCTTGCGCAGCGGTGCAGTAGAACTGTTCCAATGGGATCTGATGGCCTAACACATGCCAGAAGATCAGCCGCTCAAACGCTGCGTTATGCGCGCGGATCTGACCTGTAAGGATCGGCATGAGCTGACCCGGACGCCATGTCTGCACCATGCCGTCGCCCACAGCGTAAGACATGCACAGAACCTGCGTAGACGGATGACGAGCGTAGTTATATACGCCCGCCGTCTTCAGATCACATTCACTTCGTGTTTCAAAATCCAACCAGATCACTTGTTTTCTTCCATCAAATGTTCAACGTATTCCATTAATTGCCAACCAGTAACGCAAATCTTTTCCTTGAATGGCGTGCCGTGCGGAGATAAACCGGGTTGCGCGGGTATTGTAACAGTGCCGATTTTCTTCGTTCGTATTAATTCTTGCATTACGCGCGAACTCATATCTAAAACAGATGCCGCACTTGCAGGCGAATACATAACACCAAAATTTATAACTTCCCCGTCTAATTTTGCGCGCGATCTTAACATCGCCTCTTCAACATTTACTGACCATCTTTCGTAAGGCTTCTTAGTTTTAGCAATGTTATATTTTGGATTTTCTGTCTGTATGGCTTTCGTTTCAGCAGCTAAAGCGTCATCGCGTGTTGGATAAGATTCTATTGTTATGTTCGTAATCTCATCAAACCAATGAGAGTATTTACTATGTTGCGACAAGCGCACTACTACATTTGTTGATATGCCAACATATAATAGCGCGCCGTCTTTGTCGAAATGCCGATATAATTTAGTCGGCGTAGCCGTCGATTCCATCGACGCGACTCCCTAACAGTTCGCCATTAGGCCCGTTATAAACTGTGTAGTTTCCGATCTTCGGCGCAGAGATCACATCATTGCCAAGATAATAAAAGTTCTCAGTTGGGTAACTTAGCTCCGTTGCCACTGGGCCGTTCGGGCCGTTGAACACGCTGATCTGTTGCGCCATCGAAGGCTGTGCGATAAGCGTCAACGATACGATCAAGAACGAATAATATTTCATCTGGCCTCTCATGTTTGTCTGAGTATTCTTTAATGGTGAACAGTAGATCGCCCATCAGTTCCTTTAACCGACCTTCGTTATTTTCGCGTCCCATACGACTGACTCCGTTATTTTTGTTGGATCTGTTGCGTCTTGCGTTAAGAACTGCGTCTTGATCGGCCCAACACCGAGCGCCATCCAGTAACGCGCACCTGTGGCTGGCTTGCCGTTCCAGTTCTGTAAATAAGTAAACTGGATCACGTCTTGATAATACGCGCCCATCACATTCATCTGTGATATGTGTTGTTCAAAGTGCACGATCTGCACACCGTTGCTTGCGGCGGGCGGCCAACATTTAAAGAAGTCGAACTTTGGGTAATCAATGTAATCAGACCCAACGTCCTGAAATTCACCCCAACCAATCGGCGGGTTGAGCACGACCTTTTTATTGCCCGGATAGTCATCACGCCATTCAGCGACACCAAAGCCAGGGTTGTAACGGTAATACCATTTGTTTAACCACGTCCCGGCGCTGTCGTAGTTGTTATACAACATACTGTCGCTGCCCTTGTCGTAGCTAAACACAGACGTGAACGACGGTGTATCCGGCGCAGAGTAATCAAAGCGGCGTAGTTCGCCTGACTTGAAGAACGGCCAATAGGCCGGAACGAAAAGTTTATCCGCCACAGCGCACCTTATCCTTTGCTAGAGCTAATCTTGTCTGCGCCGCCCTTGGCGTAATACCAAGGATTACGGCGATGTCTTTGGCCTTAAAGCCTTTACGAAACAGATCATAGACCTGTTGTTCTTTGGGCGTAAGGCGCGTTGCATCATTCCAAACTTTACGTT